CTAAAAAAGAAAATAATAATGATAGATTTTTTTTAGAGTTGATTAAATCAGAATCATGGATAGAAAGCACTTCGATGCAAAGTAAACAGAAATTCAATCCAAATGAAACTAAAATGTTTTTAAAAAAATACAATGACATGATAAATGTTCAGTTTGAACAAAAAATAAATAAAACTGAATATTGCACGCATTTTATAAATTGGCTTAATAGGCAAGAAAGAAAAACAGTAATTAAAAAAACACCCCTATTATGAGCTGGAAAACAGAAAATGCACTAAAAAGAGTTTTTAATGTATTTAAACGCTCAAAAGATAAAATCTATAAAGAAGATATAGAAGCATTGAAACAATTGAATGACGAGCTTAAAAATAGCGAAATAAGGTATGTTAATGATAATTTACTTTTTGCAAAATTATTATGCTATACTTTTAATCAAAATTTACACTATCACGGTAATATTAAAACAGCTATTAAAAGCACATCAGATATTTTAAAAGAACCTTTAGGTTTTCATTTGCAAAATTTACATAAAAATATTAATAGTAAAAAAATAGAAGAATTTTTATTATCAAAAGGTTTTGAATTAGACCATTTAAACCATAAAGAAAATAGCAATGATAATTTATTACAAGAAAATGAAAAAGAAATAATAGATTTGATAAAAAAAGATTTTTCATTTGAAAGCGTAAGTAATTCTTTTTACAATAGTGCGAATGAATTTTTAAAAGAAATAGATAATTATAAATAACGTTAATTATTGTAGTTGTAGCTAACTGATAAAGCACGAGGTAACGGTTGAAGACTAATAAATTAAATATAAAATGATAAGATTTTCAAAAGAATTACAAGGCACAAGAGATAGCGATAATTATGCTACGCCAATAAAGTTTTATAATAAAATAAATGATGAGTTTAAGTTTGATTACGACCCTTGCCCTTTTAAAAGTAAGTTTGATGGATTGCAAACAGAATGGAAAGGTAATATTTACATAAATCCACCATACAGTGGAATCGAACCATTCATAAAAAAAGGTATTGAGGAATTGAAGAAAGGTAACGCAAAAAAATGTGTTTATTTAATTCCTGTTAGGAGTGATACTAAATATTGGAATGATTTAATAATGAAGTACGCAAGCGAAATAAGATTTATAAAAGGGAGATTAAATTTTAACGAAAGTAAATCTCCTGCACCATTTCCTTGCGTTCTTGTGATATTAAATAGTGATTTATTTGGTGAATGTTTAGCCACAACATACTCGCAATTATAAATAATTAAATATAAAATTATGAAATTCACTACAATCAACAGTCTAATTAATATCACACAAGATGATGTTTTAGAGAAAATAAATAAAGGAGAAACTGAAATAGATTTAACTATTCATCCTTATATTGAAGAAGAAAGTTGTTCACGCCACATATCTTTATTAATAAGTAGATATTCAAGTAGTGACCAATACTGTGATACTTATTTAGATTTAGACATTTATCAAGCTAAATTATTTGTTTACAAAATGCATTCTTTATTGATTAATAGAGAAAAGTTTTTAGAGTCTAAAATGAACGAAAAATAATTTATTATGGACTATGAAAAATTAGCAGATAATTATATGAAATTAACCTTAGAATATAAAGAGAAGTACGATAATGAAAAATGGTACAATTTCAAAAAGAAAAGAGAATATAAAAGAATGTATAAATCAGGTTTAGATATGGTAGAAAGGGTTTGTAATATGCACAATAAATTTAAATAAAAAATAAATAATTATGGCAACTTTTAATAAATACTGCGAAAGATTTGAATTGTGTAGAGAAGATGAACCTTGTCAAAAACAATGCGAATTATGTTATAATTGGGAAACAAGAACAAAGAAAATAAACGAAATTATTAAACCTTACGACGGTATTCCAAATGCAAAAGATAAGTTTATAGAATTTAAAAAGAATGGAGATACAATTTTTGCCCGCTCCAACGAAGCTGAAATATAACTATCTGCTAACCGCTATAAATGTATTACAAAAACATTAAAACACTAATAAAATATGGATTTAAACTTTGACGACTTAGAAAATAAAACGGATAGCGAAGTAGTTTTAGACTTTTTGACTATACAAAATGAATGCTTTGTAGATTTATCGGAAGAAATGATTGCTCCAGAGATACTTTTATCTATTGGAACTCACGAATATAAGAACAAAATATATCCTACTGCTGTTATGACCGCTGGGGAATTTAGTGCGATTATAGCGGTTTCAAAAGCAAAAAAATCTTTCTTAAAAAGTGCTTTCTTGGCTTGTTATATTGGTGGTAATTCTAATGTATTATTCGGAAATATTAAAGGGCATCGTGATAACGATTATACTATTTTAGACTTTGATACGGAACAAGGTAAGTATTACGCTCAAAGGACTTTTAGACGTGTGCAGGATATTACAAGTTTGCAATATGAAAACTATAAATGTTATACAACAAGGCAGTTATCTTCAACACAAAGATTATTATTAATTGATTATTGCTTGAAAAATCAAAAAGAATTATATAAAAGTCCTGTAAAATTAGTTTCAATTGACGGGATAGCGGATTTGGTAGAAAATACTAATGATATTGTTATGAGTAAAGAAGCCAGCGATTATCTATTAAAGTGGACTTTTGACTATAACATACACGTTACAACTGTAATACATAAATCAGGAACAACTGGAAAGCCTTTAGGGCATTTAGGAACGTATGTTTTGAAAAAAGCAGAGAGCGTTATAGAATTAGAAGTAAATGATGACAAAACTATAAACGTATCTAACCCATACGCAAGGGGAGTTTCTTTTGATTCATTTGATTTTGACGTTAACAAAGATAGTTTACCTTATTTAATTGAAACAATTTATTAGTATGAATTATCTTTTACAAATTAAGCCTCTATCAATAAACGAGGCCTTTAAAGGACGAAAATACAGGACCGATAAGTACGACTATTTTATTAAAAATTGTTTGTTACAATTACCCAAAACGCTATCTATTCCAGACGAAACAAATATTAAGATAGCTATTGAGTTTGGTTTTAGCAGTAAAGCAAGCGATATAGACAATTGCATCAAAACGTTTATAGATTGTTTAGTAAAGAAGTACGGAGTTGATGACCGATTTATATATGAAATGCACGTTTTCAAGGAAATAGTTAAAAAAGGTAGTGAATATATTAAGTTTAAAATCTATTAACTATTTAGAATAATTATAAATAACATTTATTTTATATCATTTTGTTGTATATGTGAAATTAAGTCTTATATTTGTAGAAGAAATAACAACAATAAAAAAATAGAAATCATGAAAAAATTAGAGCAACTTTGGGATTATATATCCTTTGTATTATGTGGGAATCAAAAAAACTTATTTAAATATTAAAGTTATGAAACCGTTAAACGATTATCAAAAAAAACAAGTAAGATTGGTATTATCTGATATATTAGGATTTGATTTAGAAGATATAGTCGATGAAGCAGAATTGTACAACGATTTAGGAATGGATATGTTAGATACTATTGAAATTATAATTGAATTTGAAAAAATTTTTAACATTGATATTCCTGATTCAGAATTTGAAAAAGTAGTTAAAGTTTCAGATATATACAACTGTTTGGTTAAATGCAACTAATTAAAAAAGCAACATCATGAATAACGAATTTTTATTAGTCGGAGTATTGCTATTATCACTTATTGTATTTGTGCTTTGTATAGCATTATATATAGCTATCTCGGTAGGCATGGAACTTAGTGAGGAATTAGATTTTGAAAAAAGTTTAAGAGATTGGAAAGATGAATAAACTTTATAATATAGACGAAATAGCAGAGATTTTAGGTATAACTAAATCAGCAGTTAGAAATAGAATATTTGATAAAGGAATAAAAAAGATTAAAACGGTAAACGGAAAAGCATTTTTTTCGGAGTATCAAATTGAATTTATAAACAAATATAATCACAAATATTATCCTTTAAAAACAACAGTAATATATTATATTTACGAATCTAAAATTAATAAATTATGAGAAAAATAGCAATGAGATGCACGCAGGAACAGTTTGAGAGTATTAAGGATAGGATAAAATGTGAAATATATAATTTAGATAACTTTAAAGAATTTCCTTATTTAATAAATTGCCATTATGGTAGTGTCACTAACTTGCATACTTCCAGCAACAAAAACAGAGAGGTTTACGAAACATTCGATTCTGAAACATTTTTAAAGGCTTGCGATAGTCGGGAGGAGGAGAAAGTTCAATATGAGGTTTATTTATGTGGTCAATGGTATGAAACGAGACATCTAATTAGAGTCAAGACCCAACCAAACTACTCAAAAGAAATAGAAGCCTTGCAATTGAAAGCAAAAGAGAACGGAATGAAATGTATAATTAATTTTGAGAAGATATGAAACTAATATCAATGACAGATTTTGTGTTAAAGCAAAACAAAATTTTAAATAAATATATAAACTATGATAAAGGGTGTTTATTTGAAATAATTATATATTATGCCAACTTCCTAAAACAAGCTTTAGAACTATGGATGTTCGTTCCTTGTGATGAAGATGGGAATGTTTTGGAAGAGCCAGTTCATTATGAAACGTGGTTAAAATTACACGAATCTGAAGGAAGTACTATTGGTTTTGATGAGCATTTAAAATACCAACAAGCTAAAGAAAGATGTTTGTTTGCTGGTTTTAGGATTGAAAATTACACGTTAACTAATGATGAAATAGGGATAGGTCAAGCATTAACACTGTATTCAGATATAGAAAGTTTAGTTTGTGATTTTTATGGTGACATTAAACTAACAAAAACAGCAGAAAAACTAATCGGATTGTAATTTTTTGTATATTTGTAATTCATAATTTTGCCCCGTTGGAGGTTTTTTTAATCTTGCGGGGTTTTTTAAAATATAATGTTATGGCTTATAGTCAGGAAGATATAGATTTAATATTCACTAATATTTGCGAACAAATAGAGACAGGTAGGTCTTTACGCTCTATATTAAAAGAAGATGATAATATGCCAAGTAGCTCTACTTTCTTTATTTGGCTTAAAAACGATACTTTAAAAACGAAACGATACGAACTTGCAACAGATTTAAGAACTGATGCTTTGTTTGATGAAATCATTGATATTGCTTATAATACACAAGAAGGAACTACAACAAAAGAAACTGAACGAGGTGTAGAGATTACAACAGGCGATATGTTAGGACATAGAAGATTAAAGATTGACGCTTTAAAATGGTCTTTATCTAAATTAAACCCTAAAAAATACGGCGAAAAACAAACAATCGACCTTAACGCTGAAGTCATCACCATGACTGAAGACCAGCGCAAAGCCAGAATAGTTGAATTGCAGGCCAAAATAAACGCCCCAACGTCGTGAAATGGCACTTAGCGCAGCAGAGGAATTGGAGCTAATCAAGCTCTTAGAAGAAGAACAAGCTGGAAAAGCATCGAAAAGCCTAGCTGCATACGCTACTTTAACGCTTGACGTGAAGCCGGCAGCGCACCATTTATTGCTGATCAGTGCATTGGAAGAGGTAGAAGCTGGTTTAATTGATGTATTGATTGTGACAATGCCGCCAGGCAGTGCGAAGAGTTTCTACGGAAGTATCGCTTTCCCAGCGTGGTATTTGGGTAGACACCCTGAAAAGTGCGTTATTGCAGCATCCCATACACAAGAGTTGGCTGAACGCTTTGGACGGCGTGTGCGAAACATTGTAGGTAGTCAAGAGCATACGAGAGCCTTTCCTAATGGTGGGCTTTCAGCGGACAGCACAGCAGCATCAAGATGGGACACAGCGCTTGGAGGTGAATACTTTGCCTCTGGTGTAGGTGGTTCTATCACTGGACGTAGAGCAGATTTAGCCATTATTGATGACCCTGTAAAAAGCCGTGAAGATGCTGATAGTGAAACGGTAAGGGATAAGCAATGGGCGTGGTGGCGCGATGATTTGACCACTCGATTGAAGCCTGGTGCAGCCGTGGTGCTGATTATGACCCGTTGGCATGAAGATGATTTGGCTGGTCGATTACTCAAAGACCTTGAAAATTCAACCCAACGTGTAGTCATTCTGTCATTACCAATGGAAGCGCGCGAGAATGATCCACTTGGACGCAAGCCGGGTGAACCTCTTTGGCCTGAATGGTTTACTGAGCAAATGCGGGACACGGCAAAACGTGAGCCTAGAACATGGTCAGCACTGTATCAGCAAGAGCCTAGACCAATTGGCGGCGGGGAATTTAAGGCTGAATGGCTGAACTACTGGCAAAAGCAACCAGTGACAGGCGCAAAAGTCATTTTAGTTGACCCATCAAGCGGCAAAAGCAAAAAACACGGTGACTTTACATCAATGTGGGTAATTGGCTGCGGCGTTGACGGCAATGACTACGTGATTGATGGAATTCGAGACAGATTGAATCTAACCGAACGAACTGAAGAGTTATTCAAACTAGTCAGACGCTACAGACCCGCTGCAGTAGGGTACGAACAATACGGGCTTCAAGCTGATATTGAACACATTAAGACAGAGCAAGAGCGCCAACAGTATCGGTTCCGAATTATTGAGCTGGGCGGAGCAATGAAAAAAGAAGACCGTATTAGACGGTTGATTCCACAATTTCAGCGCGGCATGGTTTGGATGCCAAAGAGCATGCCAAGGCAAATGTCAGATGGCAATACGCGCGACATCATGGTGGACTTCACATCAGAGTACACATCATTTCCAGTGGGAGCGCATGACGATGCACTGGACAACCTTGCAAGGACACAAGAGCCTGCAATCAGAAAGTATTTAACAGCACCACAAATTGAAGATGAAGAGGTGCAATCAAGTTGGAAACCGCTTGATTCAACTATGGGGTATTAAATTATGGCAACAATCAACGCGACAAACATAGACATTGCAGGTGATGGGTCTGTTCGGCTTATCACTTGGACACCACTGACAACTACCAATGACACAGGTTATCAAGCTGAATGGGCTACGTTTGCAGACAGATGCATTCAATTCACCGGCACATTTGGTGTTGGCGGTACAGTAAAACTGCAAGGCTCAAACGATGGGACAAATTGGGCGGATTTAACAGACCCACAAGGTAATGCAATCTCTAAAACGGGGACAGGCCTTGAAGCGGTAACGGAAGTTACACGGTATGTGCGCCCGTTTGTATCTGCTGGCGATGGCACAACCAGCATCACAGCAAGCCTTGTCTTGCGTCGTGCTAACCCAATGAGGACTTAAACATGAGTAATGCAAACGATTTAGCCAACTCAATACGACAAGCTGCACGCCAGTACAAAGATTTCCAAGAAGTCGCTGACCTATTGGACAAGTACGGCAGCTTTGCGAATGCTGAAAAAGAAGCGGAAGCACGCTATAAAAAGATGCAATCAGAGGTTGACGCAACAAAAGACCGTCTTGCTGAAGCAAATGCCAAAATAGATGCTGCGCAAAAATCGCAGGCTGACATTATTGCTACCACAAACACACAGGCAGCGGCAATCGTGGAAGAGGCGAATACCAAGGCATTTGATATGGGCATCACTGCGCAAGCAGAAGCTGATCGAATTATTGCTGATGCAAAAGCCGCAGCTTTGGATAAAAAGAACAGCTTTGTAGATGAATTGTTGGCATTGACAGAATCAAAAGTCACACTGAATGCTGAGGTGACAGCCTTACAAGAATCAATCGACGCAAAAAACGCCGAAGCAGCAACTGCTGAAAAGCGCTTGGCAAAGGTCAAATCAGATATTGAGAAGCTGGTTACACAATGACAACCCCGTTGGTTTACACATCATTGGGTAATTTGCCAATGGCAGACTTAACCCGCAAAGTTGAGTGGCAATTTACACCTACGCAAATCACATTGGTTGAAACGTGTGCGGATAAATCAGGCGAGATTGTGCGTCAAGGTGCGGATGTGTTTGTATTACCAAGAAATATGACGCTGACAATTGATCAAGGGATGTTGTAATGGCAAACACACAAGCAATTTGTACCTCGTTTAAGGTAGAGCAATTGAACGGTCATCATGCTTTTGGAACGTCAGTTACACGCGGTTCAAGTGCAGCTGATAGTTTCAAAGCTGCTTTGTATTTAGCGGCTGCGACAGTGAATGCGTCAACGACTGCATATAGCGCGACAAACGAAGTAACCGGAACAGGCTACACGGCTGGCGGAGTAGCTTTCACATGGTCAGCGCCATCCAGCACAGGCACAACAGCTTTTAGCACACCATCAGCATCATTTAGCTGGACTGGATTGACAGCTTCTGCGTTTGACGCGGTGCTTTTATACAACACAACACAAGCGAACAAGGCTGTAGCAGTTTACACATTTGGTAGCCAAACGGTGACGGCTGGTAATTTCAGCTTGACCATGCCAACAAACGACGCATCTACTGGCCTTTTGCGAGTGGCTTAATGCTTCTACTGACAAGCACATCAGACTTAGTTCGGCTCACCACCAGCACGGCCACATCCACCATCGAGGTGCATGCCAGCTATGTTGATGTGAATGGCAGTACCATTACGCCGGGGCGCACCAATACACTGATTACCACAGCAACGACAACAACCATTGTTGCCAGCCCTGCGGCAGCTACACAGCGTAACGTAAAGGCCATTTATGTAACAAACAACAGCGCAGGAACTAATTGCAATGTCGCCGTAACGCATACAGATGGTATTA